ATTGCACCTTAAATATTTTGTTGTGAGTTTGCTATTTTTGCGCTAGCATACGCCTAGCTTAAACAAAATCAAAGCATAAAAATGAAATGTTGGGTATGTGAATCAGAAGAGGGTTTTAAATTATGCTCTACCAAGTTATCCGACGATAGGACTGCATACAGGCATTATTGCCCAACGTGCGGAAACCTTGTCGGAAGCCATGTCAAAAAAGATATTGCTCTCACATGTGGATATGAACTAACCGAGCAAAGCGGCGATACAAGGGCTTATGAATATCATCGTTTTATGAATGATATTTATGATTGGCAATCGACTCTACCGAAAGAAATGCAAGACTGGTATTTAGTTAGTGCTAACGCAAGTTTCTATTTATACGTTGGAAAGCATCGGTTTAGTAGGATTATCCCGCTTTGGATAGCAGACTCATGGGCGCATTGTTTTTATGAGGATGATGAACATTTTAAGGATAGTGGTTTTTATGATTTATTGAGCAAGGTAGTTGACTGGGAAACATTCCATAGCGACATAAACAAGCAATTCCAGATCCCAAAGTTTAGCCACAAAATACCATCAATCCTATATAAAGATTACAACGATTACATCCAGTCTCAAAAATGGAAACGTCAACGCGATAACAGAATGGCAATCGACAACAACGAATGTAAATTGTGCTTTTCAAAAGCAAACCTACACGTTCACCACATCACTTATGACAACTTTGGTAACGAGCCGATGAACGAGTTGATCACGGTTTGTAAAGCTTGCCACGAGAAAATACACGGACACGAAATAGGTAGCAAACAATGAGCAAAATCGACCTAAGATCAGCAATCATCACAATCGGTCACGACAAGCGCAAAGACATCTATGATGCAATCGTAGCGGGCGGTATTAGTCACGAATGTACAGGAAAGTGGAAACAGGTGCTTATGGAACAGCACGACAAAGCCACTGGCAAAACCAAGAAAGTGCTTAAGGCACTGGCAACGGTTGAGCGACACAAAATTGAAAGAATCCTGCACGGGCTTGAACAGTCTGTGCGAAACCATAAAACCGAGGGCAATTGGCAATGACACAAGATAAAGTTTACGAGATAAGAGATGTAACTGATGACGATATGTTTTATCAAGTAGCCCTATTTTTTGATAAAACTGAAGCTGAAAAATGTATAAACGAGATTGACCCAGAATCATGTCAAGCGTATCACGACGACGATGCGGATTTTGAACTTGTTGAATTCGAAGTTGGTTTACACCACGGCAGATATAACGTACTGACCAGAGTATCGTATAAAAAAATATACGATGAAGATGACGAGTACCAATGGGAATTGCAATAATGACACAAGATAACCTGGCAACGCGCCACACAATCAGAGTAAACGAACCGATTGAGCTACCATCACCAACGGCACAGCAAATCAGAAAGTATGCGGCGACTCACAAGATTTTGGTTGAGTTTTACGAGGCAGATAGTGAGCAGATGATGTTTAATCACCTGTACCACGCTTGCTTGATGAAAGGGGCGCGTGAACTAAAAGAACGCGAGCTTTACGATGCAATTATAAAATTTGAGGTGTAGAGATGAGCTTTCAAGTACCCGAGAAATTCAGAATAACAGGTGGTGCAATGGCTAGCACCGAAAAAGAGGGCAATAACGGCTGTTTTTTGATTAAGTCATTAAAATTAAAGCATCCATTATTTTGCATTGCGAGTGACGGTCTTGGGTGGGAGCATGTTTCTGTCTCGCTCAATAAAAACCGTTGCCCGACGTGGGAAGAAATGAGTGTTATTAAATCGATATTTTGGGGCGTTGATGACTGCGTGGTGCAGTATCACCCGCCTAAGTCCGACTATATCAATAATCATCCTTTTTGCTTGCACCTGTGGCGACCCATTGGGCAAACAATCGTGATGCCACCTAGTTTTTTAGTTGGAGTGTAGCGATGGAAAGTATTAACCATTTTTTTGAATTTGTAATACTTATGAGTTTAGCGGCTTTGTGGCTTTGGTGGTAAAAATGGCGGACAGAAAACTACGGGTAACGACCCCGAACAAGAACTGGATGAAATGCTTTAGAGTGCAGAAAGCACGAACAGACCTGCCGCACAGGTTAGACGGCGATCACGCACACGCGGCACATACGCAAAACATCAAATCACGAGGCGGTAACAATGGCTGAACGCACAGAATTAAAACTGGTGTCATGCTCGAATTGCCAGAATTTCATCATTGGCAACGGGCAAGGATTGGGCGAATGCAAGATTATGAATAACTACCTTGCTGAAAAGCATGACCCAATACAGAACAAATTATTCTTTGCAAAGCTTGGCAACAAGAACTTTTGGGCTGGTACTGAAAAACGAAACGATAGGTTTTGCCCTGAGTTTGCCGAAGCAGCTACTCAATTTTCCAACGGTGATTAATATGAAAAAACATGGCAACCGTATTCATCAAACGCCCAAAGGCATTTGGTACTTCAAATTTAAATTCGATGGGAACATCTACATTCAAAGCAATTTTGATACTCAAGAGCAAGCAGAGCAAGCATTGCTGCTGCAATACAAAGTCTTGAATTTAACGACTACTGGGCAAAAGCGCGGCAAATCGAAAACTAAGCGCACGAGAACGCTAAGAAAAGAGATTTTTATCGAGTGCAATATTTCGCAGATGTACAACGACAAGTACAAAGTATGCCTAACAACACCAAAACTCGTAAAGACACTGGACACGCTTGAACAGGCGCGGGCGTTTAGAGATGAACACAAACAGCGTAAACAAAGCAAACAGTGCTCGGACAAAATTAACAAGCCTCGCAAACAGAGATCCATAAAACCATATCAACCAAAGCAACCGAATCAGCATAAAACCGCAATAGTATCGTCCTTTGCTGATAAAACAGAACGTGCAAGGCAAGCGGTTATGAGCAAGAACGCACTAAACAAATCGATTGCTGAACTTAACAACGCAACACGCACGATTGTTAAAGCAACAACACCAACAATCGCTGAATTGTCACGGTTAGCAAAACAGCACATTAACCCGCGTCAATATTATTTACAGCAACTGAGAGATGGTGCGTATCGTGTCTGAGGGGCAGCTTTGGGTTAACAAAATCAGCGGTGTTGTCGTAGAGATAACTTGCATTAACGGCAATATGATTTTCTTCTGCCAACACGATCAACCCAATATCGTTGGGCATAGAGGATTAAAGCAATGGCGCGAACAATTTGAGATAAAAACAAAGAGAAAGTAAGCGAGAGGCATAAATTATATAGGGATACGCATAAGGATGAATTAAGGGAAAAGCGAGCAAAAAAATATATTGAAAATAAAGAGAAGATAATTGAGAGAAATAGGTTATGCAGACAAAGGAAAAAAGAACAAAAAAATACACTGACTACCTACTCTCAGAATCTTGGAGACTAAAACGTGGAATTGTTATCCGTGTATGCGGTTTTCAGTGCCAGCGATGCGGATCAAAGCATGATTTCAGAAACCGCTTGCAGGTTCATCATTACACATACGAGCGGCTAGGCAATGAGAATTTAGAAGACCTTGTGGCACTGTGCAAAAGTTGTCACAAAATCGCAGATAAAGAACGAATCACTAACCCACAGAAGAGATACAAATATGAGCGACCAACAGCAACCAGAAGACCCGATTAATCCCAATCATTACACGTCGCACCCTAGCGGGATTCAATGTGTAGAAATTTCAAAGCACCTCAGCGGCTGTTTAGCTCAGGCTTTTCAGTATGTTTGGCGATGTGGTCAAAAAGATGACCCAATTCAGGATCTGAAAAAAGCGATTTGGTTTATTGATACGGAAATCGATATATCAACATCGGACAAACAAACGGTGACAAATATTTTGGCGATAGAAGAACCGTTAAATTTAGTGACTAAGTATGAACATGGATTGAAAAAAGATGCGTTATGTTACATAGCAAGAGCGAATATATTAAATGCTCCAAGATTTACTTTACTCTGCAAAGCTGGACATGCGATTAATCAGCTTATTAAAGATTACGAGGCACAAAAATGAAAGATAAAAACGACACCAAAACGCCTGATTTATTCCCTAGTGAGTTAATTGTAACTCGACTGTTTTGCACATCAACCGCACTCAAGCGCGGCAAAGAAGAAACCCGTGTAAACATGCGATTCGAGGGCTACACCAATGCACGTTTTGAGACCGATTTATGCAATGATGACTACCTAAACGCCGCAGGTGAATTGCTTGTTCGGCTGTGTTGTGAAGACTCAACGATGGCGCGTAAATACTTGTCAATGATTGAAGAAAAATACACGATTGAACAACTTTGTGATGCAAACGCGGGGGCAAAGAAACCCGTGGTTAGCGGCGGCAACATCGGCATGATGTTTTCAACGGCTGTTGATTTTGACATTGAGTGTATTATTGTCGAAAAGCCAACGCTGATTAAGCTCGTGGCGATGTGGCTGTTGATGCTGGCAAAAGGTGATAGTTATGCCGCGTCATGTGCAATTAATACGGGTTATTTACGACTCGTTAATTCAGATGATGCTATATTTCAGGCGGGCGATGTGACTGTTAGCGCGTATCAACACGCAGCACATTAAATAATTTAAACGCACATGGACGTGCATGAAATTTGATTAAAGATGCAAAGCAAAAAACACTCAGTAATAGAAAGTATGGCTAATGTGGCTATTGGATATATGGTTGCATTACTTTCACAATTAGTAGTATTTCCAATGTTCGACATACATATTCCACTATCTAGCAATTTGGCAATAACCGCATGGTTTACTGTTATTTCTTTAATCCGTAGTTATGTTGTTAGACGTTGGTTCAACAAAATACAAGCAAGGAATTTATGAGCGAGTTATTTTTGATATTTGCTGGTATTGGCATTGGGTATTTCATCGGCTATCGCGTAGCATCAAGCAAAGCAGTCGATACCGTCATCAAGATGTGCAACTGGGATTAGTGCAGTTTTATTCTGTTATGTCATAACATTACATTAATGCGCTATAATCGCGCGAAAACCACGGAGTAAAACCGATGACCGAACAAACCGACAACGAAATAGCAAAACACAAATTCTGGCGTTCAAAGTGCGGCGGACTCTACCAAATTGAACACGTTGAACACGGTGTTGTGTATTATCGAATCGTACACACAAGCGACAATAACTTGCTGAACAAAGGTGCTGATTTATGGCTTGCTCATAACGCGCCAGTGACAGATGAACAAACGCTAGATTTAGCTGATGAATGCTGGGCGGAAACTGGCGTGGTGATTGTATGACAATACCAATTGAAATTTTATTATTCGCAACTGGCACAATAATCGCGGCTATTGCGTGGCAGTTTAAAAAGCACGATGCTCGTATTGATAATGCTGAAAACTGTATCGACACTGTCAGGCTATCGATTGCTAACGACTATTCAAAAAAAACAGAAGTCGAACGGCTAGAACATGCAATGCTGGCAAAACTAGACCGCATTGAAAACAAGCAAGATAATTTATTTATTGAAATTTCAAAAAAACAGGACAGACCATGAGTGATTTTAAATCAAGATTAATTGAAGAAAGCGATCAATTAAATAATCGTATTGAGAAATTAAAGCTATTTGTTAGCTCAATAGCATTCGATTCTTTGGCAGAAATAGAACGAACAGCTTTAAAAGAGCAGTTACAGCACATGGATAAATACGCAGACGTTTTAAATAAACGTGTTTCAAGACTTTGCACGGGTGATAACTAATGAAAACTTGGCTTAAATCTCGTGCTTCCGAAGCGTCAACTTGGCGCGGCTTAATCATGCTAGTCTGCTCATTATCAGGTTGGCAAACATCACCTGACAGCACGGAGGCGTGGGTATTGGTAGCTACTACGCTCAGCGGCTTGGTCGGTGTTGGCTCAAGCGATAAAAAATAAATGCGCGGAGTAGCCAGAAATGACACACGAAGAAATCCTAATATTGTTAATCGCCGCCGCAATTTCGGTAGCTGTGATAGCATCGAGTTAGATATGGCATCACCTGTGCAGATCAACGCCGAACATGGCAGTGTATGGCAATATAAGCATGTGGCAGGATCAAAATATAGATTTTTGCATCAAATAGGACGAACTGTTTATTATGAGCCGCTAACCGATGACAGCAAAGAATTTACAACTGATGTTGATAACTGGGTGGAGCATTATGTGCAAATCGATATTTAATAAATTGCGATGGGTTTTATTTGGCAGTAGAACGACAGATGAACCGCGCAAGCTTGCTGAAAAACTAGCAGAGTATTTAATCGAACACATGGTTACTCAGATCACAATACCAGTGCAATACAGCAATAAAACTATCATTGTTACGGTCAAATACGCGGATGATATTAATCTCGCTGAAATCGATAATGCGGTTATTGAAACTAAAGGTATTTACGGATGATTAATAAACAAACTATTGAGTTAATCAAACAATTTGAGGGATGCAAATTAACAGCTTATTTGTGTCCAGCGAATATTCCGACTATTGGTTATGGTCATACTCATGATGTTAAATTAGGAGATAGGATTACACTAGAAGAATCCGAACGTCTGTTAATTAATGACTTGATGCAATTCGAAACTCAGGTTAAAAAATTAGTAACTGTGCCAATTACAAATAATCAACTAGGCGCATTAGTATCATTTGCGTATAACGTTGGCGTTGGTAATTTAAAATCATCTACCTTGCTAAAGAAAGTTAATAGCAAAGACAGATTAGCCGCTGATGAGTTTTTAAAATGGGATAAATCAACTGCAAATGGTAAGAAAGTAGCTTTAGCTGGATTAACTAAAAGGCGCAAGGCAGAGCGTGAGTTATATCTGTCATGATGATGTTAACCATTACGAGGACGAATAAATATTTGTACGATGATTGATTTACTCAAGCCCGTCTGGTGGCTAATTGCGATAATCATAACACTGCTTATAGCGGTAGCGTGGCTTACTGCGATTATTCTGAGCTGGCTTGAGAATCGTACACTAAGTAAGTTTGGGCAGTTTAGACAGAAAAACGATGATGATTTTAGAAGATAATATGTTGATTACCGCATTTTTAATATAAATAACCAATTAATTTAAAATAACGAGAGTATTAAACATGACAAATAATTCTCAGCCTCCAAATATGGTATCTATTTACCCAGATGATGCAATAGTGTCGTCTCAATATCTAACGATAAACTCGGATGCGCAAATCATAGCGGTCACAGATACTAGTGCGCCGTCTAATGTTGTTGCCGAAACTACAAGCAGAGTTGTATTAATACCAAGCGTTGACTGTTGGGTAGCAATAGGCGCAGGGACAGTAATCGCCACAGCATCGGCCCCCTGTTTTAGACTTCCTGCTAATGTACCGTTTTACCCCATCAAAGTAACAGGTGGAGTTACTAAAATAGCGGCAATCAGAGCAGGGTCTACTTCTGGCACACTAAGCATAGTTGAGAGCGAATAATGAGCATAATCACCGCTATTCCTAAAAAAGGAGCTAATGCAATAAAAGACGCACATTTTAATGATGTTGTGTTGTTACTGCATGGCAATGGAGCAAACGGTGGGGATCAATTTATCGATAATTCGCGTTATCACCATACTCCTACCGTCGTTGGTAATACAAATACTAGCTCGGACATACCTCCCCTGATTTCAGGGGAGTCTATTGAGTTCGATGGAAACGGTGATTATTTAAGTTACGATAGTGCAGATGAGTTTAATTTCGGAAACAGAGATTTCACCATAGAATTAACTTTTATGCTTAAAGGGTATGCTGAAGCTAATCCAGTAGGGGATTATTTTGCCGCACTTATCGAAAAGTTCAGTCAAGATAATAGCGAATATCAATTTATTTTGCAGGGTACAGCTGATAGTTTTTATCGCATACAGTTTATTAGCTGGATGGTTGGTGGAACTTATGTGTCTTTATTACAAAATATGGCTTTCTATCTAAATACAATTTATACGGTTGGCGTTAGAAGAAAAAATAATCTCTTTGAAATGTATGTTAATTATGCGCGTGTCGCTTTTGCTGAATCATACGCCACAATAGTTAAGACAAACGCACCGCTAAGGGTTGGCGCGGTTGATTTTGGTCTAGGTTATAACTATTGGCTAAACGGATATAACGATGAGATCAGAATAACAAACGGCGTTGCCCGTGATTTAACTAATCCTCAAACTGAACCATTCCCTGACTCATAATTATTTAATGCTTGCACGCAAATATGAAAAGAAAAGGTGACGGTATCACGGACGATATTTTTGATTATTTAGAGCCAACTTCTACTCAAATAGAAGAAGTCCCAGATAAAGATAAGGTAAGAGATATTTTAATATTAGGGTGGTTGAATATGTTCACGGACGAAAATAAATATAAAGCTAGTGATAGAAATAAAGCGGGTGAAATCGTAGCAAAGATTTACGGCTTAATCACAGATAAAAAGCAAATCGACCTAACTGGTGATATAAAAACAGTTCAACAAATGACAGATGACGAACTCGATAGAGTTATTAGCGGCGGCTAAATACGAACAATCTTTGAGGCTAGCACGCTCAGACTTTTGGCGGTTTCGACTATTAATGCACAAGCGTTTGAAAGTTGGTTGGTGGCAAAAGGATGCGTGTGATCATTTAATGCAATGGTATTTTGAATATAAGCAAGGGTTGAGACCTAAGTTATTAATTCAAGCACCGCCACAATTTGGTAAATCCACGATTGTTAGTGATTTTATGCTCTGGATTATTGGCAAAGATTCAGAGACCGATACTCAAGATATTAAAATCATTTATGCCTCATTTTCAGACCGTCTTAGCGTCAGGGCTAATAAATATATTCAACGGTTTGCAAACACACAACGCTATCAGGATGTTTTTCCAAAATACAACCAAGTGTCGGCAAATCAGGAAGCGGTTCATTTTGGGCAAGATGGGTATTTTCGTAATACAACATGCGGCGGCGCGGTTACAGGGGAAAGTTTAAATATAGGTTGCTTGGATGACGTGCTTAAAGGCAGGGAAGAAGCCAATAGCGCAACGATACGAGATAAAAAATGGGAATGGCTAACCAACGACTTTTTTACTCGTTTTAGTGATGATGGCGCGTTAATCGGAATCATGACTAGGTGGCATGTTGACGATCCCTTTGGTCGATTAATTGAAGCAGACCTGAACGTAAAAGTAGTAACTTACAAGGCGATAGCAACAACAGACGAACCGCACAGGAAACAGGGAGAGTCTCTATTCCCAGAGCATAAAAGCATCGAATTCTTAAACGGTGTAAAGAAAATAATGAGCGCGGCAAACTGGGAAGCCTTGTATCAACAGAATCCAACGATTGCAGAGGGTAACTTTTTCAAGCCTGATTTTATTAATATCATTGATGTGTTGCCTAATGTACCAAGATTGCAATATGTCAGAGCTTGGGATTTAGCAGCAACGGCGAATGGTGGCGATTACACAGTTGGGGTTAAACTAGCGTATGACAGCAGCACACACATAGCTTATGTTGTGGATATTGTACGCGGGCAATATTCTCCTGAGGATGTTGAAAAAATTATATTAACAACTGCGCAAAATGATGGACGGGCAGTAAAAATACGATTACCTCAAGACCCGGGGCAAGCAGGTAAATCGCAGGCGCGTAATTTTGTCAGGTTATTACAAGGTTTTACAGTGATTGCTGAGCCAGTAACTGGTGATAAGGAAGTCCGTGCTGGTGGCGTAGCGGCTCAAGCTAACATTGGCAATTTATGTATGTTGCGTTCTGCGTGGAATAGAGCATTTACTGATGAATTAAGATTATTCCCTAACGGCGTTAATGACGACCAAGTTGACGCACTAAGCGACTCTTACAATCACTTTGTCATTACCAAGACACCTATCACCATTAGCACAGAAGCACTTAACCGAGCAAAGCGATAATGAAAATATTCAACTGGTTTAAAAGAGCACCAAAAACCGAACCCGAACCCGTAGAGCCTGTAAATAATCGCAGTGAGAATCTACGCAAAGCCATTGAAAAAGCGCGTAGTAAGTCCACAGAAATAACTCAATACGATCACCCAATCAGACCGCCCGACATACTCGCTGGCGTAGTGCCAGAAAACGTAACCGCGCCCGTATTGGCTATGGATAGCAATCCAGCGTATCAACTAGCTGGCAGCATGTACCCAACTGGCGGATTTGTGGGTTTTCCGTACTTGGCGCAATTGGCAACCCGTGCAGAATATCGCGCCTTTGCCAGTGCCATATCAACAGAGATAACGCGCAAGTGGATTACGTTCACTTCGACGCAAAGTGACGGGGATGACCACTCAGAAAAAATCAAGCTCATTGAAGCGGAATTCAAGCGGCTAAAAATTCGCTCATTAATTCAGCATGTAGCAGAAAATGATGTGCTGTTTGGGCGTGGACACATAGCCATAAAACTAAAGGGTCATGATGACACACAGCCGTTAATTCTCGCACCGCAAACCATCGGGCAGGGTTCGGTTGATTCGTTTTCGTCGGTAGAACCGATATGGTCAACGCCTAGCGCATACAATTCGATTGACCCGACAGCAAAGGACTTTTACAAGCCGACCTCATGGTATGTATTGGGTAAACAAATACACTCTAGCCGTTTCCTAACAATCATCACAAGACCATTGCCTGATATTCTCAAACCTGCATTTAACTTTGCGGGCATGAGTTTGTCACAGCTTGCAGAGCCGTATGTGAATAATTGGTTGCGTACCCGTCAGTCTGTATCAGACCTGATTAACAACTTTTCGCTCAATATTCTGGCTACCTCACTCGACCAAGTTTTAAGCGGTGGTGACGGTGCCGATTTAGATAACCGTGCGCAGTTGTTTATCCTGCACAAAAGCAATAAGGGTTTGATGGTTATCGATAAAGACAGAGAATCGCTTGAGCAAATCAATACACCACTAGGCGGATTACATGAGCTACAAGCGCAAAGCCAAGAGCAGATGTGCGCTTGTTCCAAGATACCCTCAGTTGTGCTGACTGGCATTAGCCCCAACGGAATGAACGCGTCCAGTGAGGGAGAGATGCAAGCGTTTAACGACTGGATAGCGGCGCAGCAGGAAGCGTTCTATCGTGATCCCCTTGAGATTGTTTTGAAAGTCGTCCAGCTCAATTTGTTTGGTGAAATCCATCCAGAAATCAGCTTTAAATTTAATCCACTGATGGAGATGACCGCCGAGCAACAAGCGAATATTCGCAATATCAACGCGCAAGTAGCAGTTAATTACATTAATGCGGGCGTACTAGCCCCCGAAGAAGAGCGCGACCGTTTAGCCAGTGATCCTGATAGCGGCTACCAAGGCATTGAGGTTGAGGTGATACCAGAACAGCCTGAGCAACCAGAGCAGGGAGAAGCGCAGCCAGACGACATTGAAGCGGCTTTGGATGGCTGGATCACACTAAACGGTGGTAGTGGCGAAGATGAGCATGGAGGCATTCCAATCTAGGTGATTCTGCTACACTTTAGGATTTACTATAGAGGAGTGACCCATGAAAAAGTTAATCGTTGTACTAGCCTTGATGGTTAGTTGTAATGCACAAGCCAATGAAAAAGACAATTTATGCGCAATGCTCACAACACATGCTGCACAGATTGTCGTCTATGAGCGTTATTGCGGAGTGCAGGGTTATATGCTTGGCAGAACAACGGAACGAATGACCGTAGTAGATTGTCCGAATCCAACAGAAGAAATGAGAAATGAAGCGTATAGACGTGAGCAGTTAAGCCTTGATGACTTGTTGCATGATATGCCTAATTTTTGTAAATCAGCACTCGCCAAGGATGTTATTGGGTATTAACGATAAGCATGAAATGGTAAAATAACAAAGGCTAGCGCGAGTCATGATCGTGTGAAAAAGGGCGGATTCTTTCCACCGCCCGCCCGCCCCATAAATGGAAAGCTTTGAGGAAAGCAAAGATGAGAGAAACACTAAAGCAGTTACAACACGAAGATGTTGTTTTGTTTGATAATAAAAAACAATTACAAGAATATATAAACCTTTCTGGAGACGATACTATTTTTCCTATTGAAATAAATGGAATATTCCCTCGAATACAGTCAAAGTTCTGGAGTTTTGAATGTAGCTTTAATAATGGCAGTCACTTCGACGTTAAACAAACAGCACTAACAAGATTGATCTCATGGAATGAATATAAACGTAGATTTGCGAATCATGAAAACGGAAAGGAAATTAATGGTCAGTTAATTACTGACTAAGATAGCAACGCCTAATAAACAATAGCCCTGCCAGTCGGGGCTTTTTTATGTCCGCAAGTAAAACAACTGTTTGAAACAAATGTTTTATTTTATTGGGGAATACGGTATATAATCGCGCAAACCTTTGTTATGTTATAACATTACACATGATGCAAAAATTAGCAAAACCTGTCATTTCTAATCGTGGCGTAGCAATACGCTATCGAAAAGCTATTGACCGTGAAATACAGGCAATGCTGGATTCTTTGGAATATTGGTTACAAGCGGCATACCGAAAAGCACCTCCACTGATTGCGCAAGATGCAAGTCCAGTGCAAATCGTTAAAAAGATTTTCGCTCGGTTAGCTAAGTATTGGCTAGACCGCTTTAACACCAAAGCCGATGAAATCGCAAATTATCACGTTGGCAGAATGTTCCAAACATCGGATAAATCACTACAACAATCTTTGAAAGATGCGGGCTGGGCTGTCGATTTTAAGATGACCAAAGAAATGAAGGACGCACTCAACGCAAGTATGGCGGAAAACGTGGGATTGATTAAATCGATACCTGCTCAGCTATTGCCACAAGTTGAGGGTATCGTGATGCGGTCGTATAGCTCAGGGCGTGACCTATCAACGATGGTTGATGACATTAGAGCATTGCACCCAGTCTCACAAAGACGCGCCGCATTGATAGCACGCGATCAATCCAACAAAGCGAATGCTGTCGTTAATCGTACCCGCTGTTTAGAGCTTGGAATAACTGAAGCTAAATGGATGCACTCCAGCGCAGGAAAGAAACCACGCGCAAGCCACGTTAAAGCACATGGCACGGTGTTCGATATTGCTAGAGGTTGCAAGATTGATGGTGATTACATACAGCCAGGCGAACTTATTAATTGCTTGCCAGATTATTCACCAATTGAGTTCTTTCCAGACTGTAGGAAGTTTTTTAAGCGTAGTTTTACTGGTGAATTGACCAGACTTGTTACGGGCATGGGTTCGACTATCGAAGCGACTGGAAATCACCCCGTGCTTACGCAACGCGGATGGATTGCTATTAAGGATGTTAATTTGGCTGATTATGTAGTCAAAATCAGAGACCAACAAATCAATCGACATGAATTTAACAACCAACAAAGTGTACCCAGCATTGGTAAGATATTCGAGGCGTTGTCTATAATATTCGGTATTGAGGTGATAGCTCCCGCTTCTATAGCTCAATTCCACGGCGACGCTACCAATAACGAAGTCGATATTATAACCGTGCAATGCTTTTTGCCAGATGAAATCAATATTATTGAGTTGCAACAATTCTTTAAATTCTTTTTCACCAGTGCCGATCATTTGCTCATAAGCGAGACCGAACTGGATACCATTAGCGCGTTTAATTTTTTCGTTAGCAGGTCTTGTAACGCCCCTGACAGCATCATTAGCAGCTTTACAACGTTTCTGTTTTTGGTCAAAAGGCATTTGAGCCATGCTGACGATGTTGGCAGCGGAGCTATTGCGCAACTCAACGCCCTCTTGTTTGAGTCGGTGTGTAATAACATTTCTAGCTACTTGGTATTTTTTGGCAAGGAACAGCACACTAAGTCCATCGATATATTCAGCAGCGATAATTTTGTTAGGAAGTTCTATTCTTGTTTTCTTTTTGCTTTTAAGCGGGATAATAAGCCCACGTTGTTTGATATAAGTGCTGATGACATTACGACCAAAACCAACAACGGCGGCGGCATCCTTGAGGGTGTACCCATCGGTGAATATGAGCTTGACCGCGTTATCAATATCAGTAGTAGTGATTTTTCTGGACATGTTTATAATCTCGAGAATAAATTAAATTGGTATTCTGTAAACAATATTATAACACACAATTGCCGATGTACATCACGCGCCATTTTACCAATATGAAACCAGAAACCTTTAACTTTGCATTAGACAAATCAGGACGCACGATTGATGCAGATGGACGTTTGCACGTTGCAAAATCTCACATCACGAAAGCCGCAATTAATCCGTACTACGGTAAAGAAATCCCGAACCATGATGAACTCGGATTAGAACCAGACAAAATCTATCAACTTTTTCGTGATCCAGAAGAACTAAAAAAAGCAGCTTCAACATTCGCAAGATTGCCAATTCTCAGAAAGCACATACCCGTGACTGTTGATGACCCACAACCTGATTTAGTTATCGGGGCGGTTGGTTCTGACGTGAGCTTTAACGCGCCTTATGTTGATGCTGACTTGGTGATATGGGACGCTGAAGCAATCGCGGGTATTGAGACCAAGGATGTACAGGAATTATCGTGCGGGTATCGATATGTGCCAGTGATGACAGCAGGTGAATATCAAGGCAAACATTACGACGGCATCATGACAGAGATACGCGGCAATCACGTTGCCCTTGTTGAAGTTGGACGTGCAGGTAGTGACATAGTAGTAGGTGATGAAAACCCTTTTAAAACAGGAAAAACAATGAAAAAACGAGACAAAATTAAAAAGGTTTTGCTGGCTCAGGACGCGGACATCCCCGTTGCTGTGTTAGACAAAATACTTGATGACATCATCGGTGTTAAAGATGATGCTGTTGAAGATACCGAACACAACCCAGACCCCACAGAGCCAAACATTGGTGCAGTTGGCGATGGTTCACCAGCGGACAAAATCCGTGAATTGCTAGCTGGAAAAGTTGAAGCTGATATTATCGAGCAAATCTGCGCACTGGCTACACCTGAAGTTTCTGAGGACGAATGCCCAGATAAACAAGCCGAAGACGAAGACGACAAGGACACGCCGCCAATGAAAAAAGAAGAAGTTAAAGCGGCAATGGACGCAGCGATTAATGCGGGTATTGCTAAAGAACGAGCTAACATGAAAGCAGCAAACAAAGCGCGGTTAGATGTGCGTGCAGTGGTTGGCGATGTGTTGGCGATAGATTCTGCCGAAGAAATCTATAGCTTTGCGCTTGACCAAATGGGTGTAAGTCACAAGGGCGTAAAAGAGCCAGCGGCATTAAAGGCAATCTTTGACGCGGCGAACATGGCACAAACGGGTAAACCAGCGGTTATTGCGCAGGACAGCGCAGCGGCTAAACAGTTTCCAGATTTAAACAGATTCCAACGAGGTTAATAAGATGGGATTTCAAACGCAAGTAAATTTACAGCAAGCTCCAGCGGTAGAAGGTGATTTTTCCTCAGCAAATCCCCGCGCGGTTGTCTTGTCTCCAGAAGCGGGTTTTGTTGCCGGATTTGATGGTGCAACTATTGGTCGTTTTGGCTGGATTGGCGTTGACGGCGTAACCGTTGAAAACGTGGGTATTGCTCCAGCAGCCCCGAACGGGTTTATCCATCGTGAACAACAAGGCTTGATTACTCAATATTTGGGCGAAAGCTCTATGGTCATTCCGCAAGGATTACCCGTCATTTTGCACAATCAAGGCGATTTTTGGGTAAAGAATGCGGGTTCAGGTACTACAGCAATTGGCGAGAGTGTTTACGCTGATTACGGTACAGGTCAAGCGGCTAACGCGATTCAATCAGGCGCAAGTGTTACCGCGTCAATGGGTTCGACGAATACGGCGGCTTTAGGTGCGACTTTTACGGCATCCGCTGATACTGATGCAACGCGGTTGGTTGTTACAGCGGTTACAGGCTTAATCAGTGTTGGTGATTTTGTCAGTGGTACTGGTATTACGGCGGGTACGACCATCACTAGCCAAGTGAGCGGTACTACAGGTGGCGCAGGGACTTATCAATTAAGCGCAAGCAACACCGCAAGCACCGCAACTGTTACCGCGTTTGGTAAAGTCGTAAAAACCACATCAACCACTGGCTTAATTAGTATTGGTGAAACTATTAGTGGCGGCGCAGGTTTTCCAGTTGGCGCGACCGTAGTTAGCCAAACAAGTGGTACAACAGGCGGTGCTGGTGTTTATGTACTTAGCGCTGCGGGTTCTGCTTATACGGCTTCGACTACAGGCGTGACCACTTTTGGTAACGTGCTAAACGTAACGGCTATTGGTTCAGGCGAGTTAGAAGTCGGTGATCCAGTTAGCGGTTCAGGCGTTACCGCAAATTCCGCTATTGCTTCACAAGTTAGTGGTACGGTTGGCGGCATCGGTGTTTATACACTGACATTGCCAGCCACGGCTTACGCGGCATCTACAACTGTTACAGCGGTTGGCGGGGTAGTTACATCTTGGAAATTCGCTTCTGTTGCTGCAACTGGCGAATTAGCAAAAATCACATCATGGGGTTAATGATGAATCCACAATTTAGAAATCTAGCAGATAGAGCTGGCATTCATTTCATGGGTGTACAACCAGACTTTCAGCAAAAAGGCGTAATGTTACGTCACGACCACAAAGGCGGTTTCGCGTGTGACGCACAGCCTACTTTGATTACACAATCGAACAGTGGCATCCCCGCGTTTTTATCAACCTACATTGACCCTGCATTAATTGAAGTGCTTGTCGCACCGATGAAAGCGGCTGAAATCGTAGGCAGTGAAACCAAAAAAGGCGATTGGACAACCAAAACGGCAATGTTTCCTATCGTTGAATCAACTGGTGAAACAACCGCTTATGGTGATTACAGTGAAAATGGCAATGCAGGTGCAAACGTCAACTTTCCGCAACGCCAATCTTTCCACTACCAAGTCATGACCCAATGGGGTGAATTGGAATTGGAAAACGCAGGTTTAGCGCGTATTGACTGGGCGAACCGCTTGAATATTGCCAGTGCTTTAACACTCAGCAAGTACCAAAACAAAACCTACTTTTTTGGTGTTGAGAACCTTGAAAACTACGGTCTATTAAACGACCCTGCTTTAAGTGCGGCGATTACCCCGACTACTAAAACAGCGGGCGGTACAGGTTGGGAAAATGCAACGGCAGCCGAAGTTATCAAAGACATCAATAAGCTGTTTAAACAGGTGCAAACGCAAGCCAAAGGTGTAGTTGATAGAAGCTCAAAATTAACCTTGGCAATGTCTCCATTGAGTGACGCGACAGGTTTAACCAAAGTGTCTGATTTCAATGTATCAGTGGGCGACCAGATTAAAAAACTGTATCCAAACCTGACGGTTGAAGTCGCGCCTGAATACACAACAGCAGCGGGTGAATTTGTACAGATGATTGCAGAAGCGGGCGACGGTCAACAAACAGCGACTACTGCGTTCACTGAAAAGTTACGCGCTCATGCAATTGTGGTTGGTGCATCTTCTTTTAAACAGAAGAAATCGCAAGGCACATGGGGAAGTATCATATTTCGCCCGTGGGCAATTTCGTCAATGTTGGGAATTTAGTCCGTTCTTGATTGGATGGATAACATATTTAACTTAACTGGATATATAACATGGCAAAAACTGTAACGATTGGCTGTAAATTGCCGAACGGCATTGTGTTAGAAATTGGTGAACAGCAGGTAGAAATCGATGGACTGAATAAATCTGTTATCATCGGCGCAACACATGTAACAACCGTTGTTGATGCGGATTTTTGGGCGGCTTGGAAAGCTAAAAACGCTACGTTTTCGGCATTAAAAAGCGGTGCAATCTTTGAAGCATCTAATGCGAATGAAGCGGCGGCAATTGTAAAAGATACGGGTAAAACTGGGCTTGAGCCTATGCCGCAAAAAACCAAAGATATTGAAAAGGCGGTTGCGTAAATGACAGCCGTTGTTTTTTCTCCAAGTGCTTTTAAAGTCAGATACCCTGAGTTCTCAGCGGTTGATGATGTACGGTTATCAGCATTTTTTGATGAAGCGACGCTGTATTTATCTAACACTGACAAACCAGTGAAAGACGTTGTTAAACGAGCAATGCTTTTTAATATGCTAGTAGCGCACATTGCAACGCTTGGCGGTGTATTGGCTAGCAATAGCCCTGCACCTGTCGGGCGTGTCGCTTCGGCTGGGCAAGGTTCTGTAAACGTATCGACTGAGTATATGCAACCAGGTTCTTATGCGTGGTTTGTACAAACTCAGTATGGCGCGGCTTTCTGGCAGGCTACGGTGAAATATCGTAGCTTTCGTTATTACCCATGCCCTACGGTGGTTACATGAGCGGTCTATCAGCACGGTTAGAAGAGATCATGAAACGGCTAGAAAGCAAAACGCTAGTTGTGGGATTCATGAGTAATGCGACCTATCCAGACGGTACGAGCGTTGCAGTCGTAGCTGCTAATAATGAGTACGGCAATCAGAAACAGGTTGCCCGTCCTTTTTTTCGGCAAATGGTAGCAAAAGAATCACCCACATGGGCTGGTAAGATTGGCAATGCTTTGATAGCCTCGAATTATGATTCTGACAGAGCATTAGGCATGGTCGGTGAAGACGTGAAAGGCGCGTTACAGGAAAGCATCACAGAATTTATGCAACCAGAATTAATGCCGTCAACGATAGCACAAAAGGGTTTTAGTAAACCGCTGATTGATACAGGTCACATGCTCAACTCCGTAGCCTACGAGATCCGCGAACATGATTGACTTGTTTAACGTAGCGCGTAGCCAAGCATCTGTCATTAATGCCCCTGTGCTGGTAACAATAAAACGGTCTACAGGTTACACAACTAATGGCGATGGTTCACGCGTACCAAGTTATACGACTATCACAGGCATAAAAGCCGATGTACAGCCAATGACTAATCAAGACTTGCATCAAGTCGAGGGTTTGAATATGGGGGGCGAAAAGTCTGCTATGTATTTAAGCGGTGAATTGTTGGGCGTGTTGCGTGCAGATCAAACAGGTGGCGATATTGTTGAGTTTCCAGACGGTAAAAAGTATCTGGTCGTTTTGGTGCTTGAGCAATGGAATAATTGGGTAAAAGTCGCAGTGGTTAGGCAATTATGATACCTTCAATCGATTTACTAGAATCTGATGTGTTTGCCGTATTGCGTGCGTTTCTGTTGTCATGCGTGGTCAATGCCGAAGTAGTACGAGGACAAGATAATAGAGTACCTGAGCCGCTAGTGAATGACTTTATTGTTATGACCCCGATACTCAGGGAACGCATACACAACAACCTGCATGATTATGTAGACTCGTTGTTTTTCGGCTCTATTACCGATACCACACTAACGATCACTGAAACATTATTAGGCAGTCTGTTCGTAGGGGTGAATATTTACGGTGTTGATGTACTACCAGATACTATTATTACGGCGGTTTTAGGTGGTGGACAATACACGGTTTCACGGTCTCAAACGGTTTCTAGTCGGACAATAGCGGGAGGCGTTAAAACCATGCTCAACCCTGTGAAAATGACTATTCAGTGTGACGTTCACGGTGTGCGTAGTTGCGACAATGCGCACATCATTACAACTGCTTTTCGTGATGTTTACGCCTGCGATAAGTTTGCAGAATCGAATAAACACGTTTACCCGCTGTTTTCCAGTGATCCTAAACAAATGCCTTTCAATAATTCAGAACAGCAAGTCGAAGAACGCTGGGTTGTGGATTTGACCGTACAAGTCAATCCGATAGTAACCATTTCTCAACAGTTCTTTGACGATTTAACAATAACCGCGATTAATGCGCAAAAGGTTTAACCTATGACAATTTCGACACAATTTTTGGTTTCCACAGTGCCGGGCGTGGTCTCTGGCATGGGTCAATCAATCCAGTTCAACGGGATGATTTTGACCGATGATACCAGCATTCCCATTGGCTCTATTCAACCATTCACCAACCTAGCAGCAGTGCTGGCTTATTTTGGTTCGGCATCCGCTGAATACGATATGGCTCAGTATTATTTCAAAGGCTTCAATGGCTCAACCCAAAAGCCTGGTATGCTTTATTTCTTCCAATTCAACACATCGGCTGTTGGTGCTTATTTGCGTGGTGGTGCTTACACTGGCACATTAGACCAGTTAAAAGCGATCACTACAGGCACACTTGCGCTTGATATTGACGGTACTACTCAATCAGTATCAGCTATCGATTTATCAGCAGCTACATCATTCAGTAATGCAGCAGCGTTAATTGATACGGCAGCGGGCTTGAAATTCAACTGTAGCTATGACACACAATTGCAATCGTTTGTGATTAGCTCACCGACGACAGGTGCAACCTCAACTATCGACTTTCCTGCTACTTCTGCATTAGCCTCATTGATAAATGTGGTACAGGCAGACGGTGCGGTATTGTCACAAGGTGCGGCTATCGCTGACGTTGCTACCTACATGACAGCTTTAGATGCTGCTAACCGTAACTGGGTTTCTTTCTCGACCACGTTTGAACCTGATTTAGCGACTAAATTAGAATTTGCTCAATGGGTGAATGGTAGCGAAAACTATACCTATGTTGCATGGGATACCGAAGAAGCATTGCCACTGTCTAGCGACACAACCAGCTTTGCTTATCTCATTAACGGCGTAACAACTGTTGATGCAAACGGCAACACTACCGTAGTTGTTGCTCCGACATACGACTATGACAACACGATAGTTGTGTACAACACAGCGGCAATCGCAGCGGCATTGCAGGGCTTTATGGCATCGGTCAATCTTAACCAACCTCAAGGCTGGGTGGATTATGCCTACCTACAACAATCTGGTTTAGCGTCTAGCGTGTCGAATCGTTCAACCGCCGAAATTCTGGAAAGCAAGCGCACCTACTTTTTAGGTGATTTCGCTTCACCAACCACAGCTTATAAAATGGGTTGGGCGGGTGCAATTTCTGGCATATTCGACTGGCTAAATGATTTTCTGGGGAATCGATACATACGCGCTCAGCTTGAACAGGCATGGATGGATTTCAGAACTCAACGCAAAAACCTACCATTTAACGATGCGTCATACAGTGCGATCAAACAAGTGTTTGCCAATAATGTGTTAGAACCAGCTATCGTATTAGGTGCGGTCAATTCTGGTGTCATTTTGGATGAAATTCAACAAATCGCCATTAATACCCTAGCTAATGTTGACGACGCTGCAAAGCTCATTGAGCAAAACGGCTACTACATTAAAATCATTCCAGCGACAGTTGCACAGCGTAACGCGCGGGTACTTGATGTGAATGTCTGGTACTGCTCGGGGGGAAGCATTTCACGCGTCAATATTTCCGTGTTCTTGGTTCAATAAGGAGTAAATAGTCATGGCAGTATTATCAGAATCAAATGCTTTAACAGCTACCAATGCAACCGCCGTTATTTTTGTTGCGGCAATCGCTCCCGCTGGTCATACCATACAAGGCGAATTTTTAGACAACGCTTATGGTATCGGTGACGTGACAAACAAAGAGCTAAAAATGACGCTGCAAAGTATCATCAAAGGTGGTCATATACCACAAATGAAAGAGGTCACAATCACGCTGTTACCTAATACCCCATCATGGCGTTTTTTCACTGACTGGTATCAAGCCGAAGAAGCGGGTCGTGAAGTGTTGGAATGTCAAAGTTTAATTATTACTTTGCCGTCAATCGGTCAAGTCGTGACTTACACTAACGGTTTCTTGACCACTGCAAAAGTCATGCCAGACGTTAAAAAAATCCTACAAGAGGGCAGCTTTAAGCTCACCTTTGGTAAAGTAGTTACAGCGTCTTTGTAGTAAAATAGTTATGCGGGCAGGTGTTGCAACACCGAACGGCTTACCACGTTCAGCCCGCGTCCTTTTTCGGTAAGCTCACAGGGTAAAGATGATGAAAGATTTAATTGATGTAAAAAATGTTGTTATTGGTGCGGGTTCTGTTCAGGCGGTTTCAGCTCGTGAGCTTTATCTTGATTTAGGTCATGACTACAAAAAGTGGAACAGGTGGCATAAGCGTAATATTGGCAATAACGAGTGGTTTATTGAAGGGAGAGATTGGGTTAAGGTAGCCACAATTGGTGACCTTTCAAGAACTGGTCAGACTCCAGATGACTTTGCTATTACTCTTGAATTTGCAAAACACATTGCAATGCAATCAAGAACATTAAAAGGTCATGAGTACAGAAACTATTTAATTCGCTGTGAAAAGTCATTAGCCAAGTTATCAGCCGATGATGAACGAATGCTGAAGATTACCCGCATTAATCCACAATGCCTAAAAGCAATCACTGGCAGCCGTAATAATAACGAAGTTGGCAAATGCTACGAAGCGTTAGAGTTGGCGGGGATTATGGAAAGCGTCATCGAGTGGAAAAGTTTTAAGCGGTGGCGATTTACTGCTGACGGCTTGAACTACTGCAACGGCTACCATAACGACATACCCAGATTTAAAGACGAAAGCCACGACAAAGTTATGGCAATGATTGAACAAGTTAAGCAAGATAATCCGCAACTAAGTATTTTTTGAGCATAAGCCACTCCCATAGCGACTAAACGCAAGTGAACCGCTGACGGCTAGGGTACTGGTTAGGTCAGTACCCGAACTTTTAACCTAACTAAAAGAGATTATGAAATGTCAATTTTTCACATTATAAAACAAAGTAGAAAGTACGAAGGGAGCGGTTATTGTGGGGCGGCTAGTAATCACAATTTATTAGAGTTCGACTCTTTAGATGATGCAATCAATATGATTGATAAATTACAAACCATAAATAAAGTTGGTTGGCTAATATTTAACGCTATTACTAAAGAGCAAGTCTATCCAGTGGGTAACGTGTAATGCCAAAAGAAGTTATTAACTGGTCAGGCGCAAGCGGTAGAGACGCTGGCAAGACCTACGTTATCAGCGAGACAGATCCATTCTATTCATTTCAATGGGGACTTAGAGCCGCAAAGGCTTTAAACGGTTTATTGCCAGAACACTATGCGCGATCCATCGACGGCATTGCAATGTGGGCGGCAGAGTCTGGCATTGATAAAGTCTTGGAAGCAAATCCAGATGACCTGTTACCTTTGCTAGATGAGCTTTTTTACAAATGCGTCAAGTATCAATCACCGCAAAATGAAAAGGTTACACTAGACATCACGCCAGACTACAACGCTGGCAGAATTGAAGAACGTGGAACGATAGCAGAGCTGTACTTGGAAATATTTAAGGTGCATACAAATTTTTACGCGGCAGAGTAGCGTTTCCTGCGTTGCGTTACCCTGCCAACACAGACGCACCAAAGCCTTACGCAGAATGTACAAACATACCGCCCATGATAGCCGCAATAGTTAGTAAAGGCATGGCAACACTCAAGGATATTCGAGACTACTACGGTATGGGTGATATATGGGATATTTGGGAAGTGCTAGCCGTGACCAATTACAATGAATACGTAGCCAACGCGAGAGATTAATTAATGTCAATTATCGATGAATTAGTCGTAAAACTTAAACTAGACCTAGGGCGGTTTAGAAGCGATGCACAGAACGCGGAAACCGAACTAAACCGTGTCGGTGATGCGTCGCGCCGTACTGCTCGCAACATGGAAAGCGACGGCAATTTTATGGCTAGCGGATTCGGCAAAGTCCGTAATCAGTTACTATCCATACTTGGCTTGTTCACGGCTGGCATGGGTGTCAAGAATTTCACCCAGTCCACCATTAAACAAGCTGACGCGTTCGGCTTTATGTCCGACAGTATCGGTATGTCTACGACCAGACTACGCGCCTATTCAGATGCAGCCGAACGTGCAGGTGGTTCTGGCGAGGCGATGACCGATGCGTTGAAAAAATCAGCGCAAGATGTAGCTAACCTGAAGATGGGCATCAAGACCTTGGCAGAAGTAGACCAAGGCAACCTATTAACACGTTGGGCAGGTGCGGCAGGTTTAGACCCGTCAAAGATATTCGAATCTGGCGAATCGCTCATGCAAGCGCGGTTAAAAGTCTTTGAGACTATCCGCAAAACCGATAAAAACAATCCTCTATTACATGGTATTGATCCCGCTGTATTGGCAGCAACCGTACTCGAGCAAGGCGGTATTGGCGCGGGCGTTACTAATGCACTAAAGAATAAAGGCGGTTTAGAGGGATTCAATACCAGCGTTTCGAGACAAGAAAAGGTTAATTCAGTCCTTGAGGGTTCGGAGGAGTTAGCACGGAAAGCGCGTGAATCATGGTTTGATTTAACCAAGCAATTTGAAATCATCGGGCAAAAGATTGTTATCAGTCTAACTCCTGCATTAATCAAACTGACTGAATATTTACACGGTATCAAGCTACCAAGCCCCGAAGTCATCGGCAAAACTATCGATATTTGGATTAAAAAGTTTGGTGATTTATGGGATAAAACCCAAAAGACCATCGATTATATTTCTGAGAAATGGGGCGTATTTTCTGAGACCGTAAAAAAGGTAACTAACAACGGGATTGATTTAACCGACGGGTTTACGGTCGTTGCGGCTGTCATAGGCGGATTGGTTGCTATCAATGTCGTCGGCTGGATAACTGGAATTGTTGCTGCACTTGGTACGCTGGTTTTAGCGGCTGGTAGCGCAGCGACGGCTTTAGCTCCATTGGCAGCAGTGGCGGCAGCTGGCGCGGCTGGGGCTTAT